TTCTTTCTGTACAAACAACAATGCCGCCTATGTTGCCGTTGAAGAAACGTATGGAGATCATTCATATAATGGACATGCTAAAAAGGACGAATCATTTAGAAATAATATGACCAATTTTGGTATCTTAATGGAAGTTCAAGGTATAGATAAACCATTTGAATGGGCTAGAGACGTAGTTAAAAACTTACAAATAGAGGGCACTGGGTTATATTATAGTCCAACCCGTAAACCCTCAACTACATCAGAAGGTGAAAATGTATCCGCTATACAAGTAAATACCTTACACAAAATTGCAAAATCAATGCAACCTTACTTTATGTATGTGTATGACTTTATTGAGGATATGAAAAAAGTATTCCCGACATTAAGAGATGATTGGGGTATTTATGTACCGGAAGTAAAATACCTTTCAGCCGAACCCTTAGTAGATTATAGTAATCTAACCCTAACCAAATACCCTAATGTACACTTTGTGGGTGATGCCTTAAGTGCTAGGGGGATTAGTGTTTCTGGAGGGCAGGGTATATATGTGGCTGAAAACCTTTTGGAAAATTAAAATAACTTACGTATATTAAACATATGAAAAAACAAAGCACACCTTGGCCTCAAAGCAAAAAATTATTAAAGTTAGATGGTACTATAGCATATTCATGGGATGGTAAACTACATAATTGGGATGGTCCCTCTTTAATACCCGAAGGAAATAAAAAAAATGGTGAATATTATTTATACGGTATTCAATATTCTAAAGAAGAATGGAATGAACTCCGATCTCAACGTGATGGGTTACCATTTTACAAAAACCAATCAATGAAAAACGATTTATCTGATTATAGAAACTAATAGAATATCAAGGTGAACAACATTATAAAAAATTACCATTTTTTGAAAAACGAGCAGGGGGTTTGAAGGGCAGACAATATAGAGATTTAATCAAAAAAACATTTGCCTTATCTCATAGTATATCATATATTGAGATACCATATACCTAATTTAATAATATAAATGAAATTTTAAAAGAAAAATTATGAGAATAGGAATGTGCGGAACAGTTTCAGTAGGTAAAACTACACTAGTAAATGCTTTAAAAGAATTAGATCAGTTTAAAGATTATAAATTTGCAACTGAACGTAGTCAACATTTAATGTCCCTAGGTATCCCCTTAAATACCGATTCTACATTAAAGGGGCAAACAGTATTTTTAGCAGAGAGGTGTGGTGAATTAATACACGATAATATTATTACCGATAGGACTATCATTGATGTAATGGCTTTTACATTAAATTCTAAATCTATAGATGATCACGCGAAAAATTCATTTGAAATGTATGCTAGTGGTTTTATTGGAGAGTATGATTATATTTTCTATATATCCCCAGATGGATTAGATATAGAAGATAATGGTGTTAGAGAAACTAATGCCGAGTACAGGAATAAAATAGATAATACTATTCGTAGTATAGTTAATTACAATAAAAAAGGATTACATTCGAATACCCATTTCCACCAAATACAGGGTTCTACAGAAGAACGTATATCTCAAATTTTACATTTTATTCAATCTTAATATATTTATAACAAAACCAATTTAATATTATTAAAATGAGAAAATCTGAATTAAAAGATTATATTAAAAATGAAATCTTAAATGAGTTATCCCTAGATGAAGCTACGATTGAAACATCACCTGAAGATTTAGCTAAAGTAAAACAAACAGCAGATAAAGATGATGTTATTAAAGTAACAGAAGAAAACATGGGCTTAGCATATTTGGAAGAAATAGGATATGAAGCTGGGGAAGATGCTTGGGATATGGCCCAAACATCCATTGAATTCAAAAACAAACCAGACATCCAATCATATACAAAAGGTTTTATGCAGGGTTTCATTGATGCCTCTAAATCTTCTTTAAATGAAGATAAAGATGAACAGGATTTTGAATCCGAGGATGAAAAAGAAAACTACTATCTAGATCTAGACTCAGTAGATGAGTCAAATTTAAACGAAATGGCTAAAATTTCCGGAGACCTAAAATCCGCTATCGAAAAAGTAATGTCCGATAACCCCGATTTAGAAACCCTACCCCTTAAAAAAGCAATTAAAGCAGACAGCGCCGTAAAATCCGCTTTAGGTGATGATTTACTCCATGATAATCAATTAGGTAAATTCATTTCAGCATCTAAAGGTGAGAGAGAAGTTGGACAACGAGGAAGAAAAACAGACCCAAATACTGTTGTAAGACCAAAGTCACCAACCGGTAAAGTAGGAAGACCCGGTTTAAGTAATGCCGAGAAAATCAAACAACAAAAAAATAAAGAAACCACTAAAACTTTTAGTATCGGTAAAGATAAAAAATACTATGCTTCTAAAAAAGTAAGTGGAGTTGATTCTGAAGGACCTACAGATTCTGAGCTACGTCAACTAGCAAAATCTGGTAAAAAAATTGAAAAATCTAAAGGTGCACAATTACAAATCCAAGAGAAATCTAAATTAGTTAAAGCATTCTTAAAAGATATGAGAGACCAGGGTATAGTAGATACAGCGAATCGTATTGTAGATAAAGAAAAATATGATAGTTCTTGGGAAAAAACCAAACCAGAAATAGAAGCGGCTGTTAAAAATATTAAATAATGTCTATAAAAGAAAGACTGATATATTTAATTATATTACTTCTAGGAGGTGTTTATATTTATTTTCTTATTTTTTCTAAAAGTGAGGATTACATAAATGTTTATAATTCTAAAATAGAAGAATTAAACCAAAAAATAGATTCAATTAATACTTTAAATAATCAATTAACCTTTAAAATAGACAATTTAAATGTTCAAATATCACAATTAGATCAACAATTAGATTTAAAGGATAATAAGATAAATAATTTAAAACATGAAATTAACACTAAAGTTGATGCTGTGGATTCTTTTAGTTATGGTGAGCTTGAAAAGTTTTTCACAAACCGCTACAGACAGTACCTCGATTCAATTACCCAAAATCGTAGCTCGTCTAGTAATTAAAGATCTTATAAAAGGGGATGGCGCTAAACAACAGTTAGTGTTTTTCGAGGATAAAATTAATTTTTTAAAACAAAAAATTTCTTTAAAGGATAGTGTTATTTTAAATTTAAATTTTAAATTATCTAATTTCAATTCACTTTCTCTACTTCAATCCCAACAATTAGAAATATCTCAACAGTTATCTAAAAGGTTAGAACAAGATCTAAAAAATCAAAAAGTTAAAACTAAATTATTTAAATATGGTAGTGGGGCCGCTTTATTAGGAGCAGCAACATTATTTTTAATAAAATAGTTATATGTCAGATATAAAACAAATAATTCGCTCTGAATATATTAAATGTGCATCAGACCCTGTGCATTTTATGCGTAAATATTGTTATATACAGCACCCACAAAGGGGTCGCATACAGTTCAATTTATACCCATTTCAAGAAAAAGTACTCAAGCTTTTTAGAGACCATGATTATACCACAGTATTAAAATCTCGACAGTTAGGTATATCTACTCTGGCGGCTGGTTATGCTTTATGGTTGATGACTTTCCATAAAGATAGAAACGTACTGGCATTAGCAACAACACAAGCTACTGCCCGTAACCTAGTAGGTAAAACCCAATTTATGTGGGAAAATCTACCTTCATGGCTTAAAATAGACTCAGCTGAAAACAATAAATTATCTCTTAGGTTAACAAATGGTTCAAAAATACAGGCAAAATCCTCAAATTCTGATGCTGCCCGTTCCGAAGCCGTTTCTTTACTAATAATAGATGAAGCAGCTTTTATTGATAATATTGCAGAAACATGGGCTTCAGCACAACAAACTTTAGCAACTGGGGGTGGAGCAATTGTATTATCAACACCCTATGGTACAGGTAATTGGTTCCATCAAACTTGGGTTAAATCCGAGGGGGGTGAAAATGATTTCTTACCAATTAAACTACCTTGGTATGTCCACCCAGAACGAGATCAAACCTGGAGAGATGCTCAGGATACTTTACTAGGAGACCCTCGATTAGCAGCTCAAGAATGTGATTGTGATTTTAGCACTTCAGGTGATATAGTGTTCTATAATGAATATTTAGAATATTACGAAAAAACATTTATAAAAGCACCACTAGAAAAACGAGGTGCAGACCAAAACTTATGGGTTTGGGAATCTCCAGACTACACTAGGGATTATATGGTAGTAGCGGATGTAGCTAGAGGTGATGGGAAAGATTTTTCTACTTGCCATGTTATAGATGTTGAAAGCAATGTACAAGTAGCTGAATATAAGGGTCAAATAGGAACTAAAGAATTTGGGCACTTATTAGTAGGGTTAGCTACGGAATACAATGAAGCTATGTTAGTAGTGGAAAATGCCAATATAGGTTGGGCTACAATACAGGTAGCAATAGATAGAAACTATTCTAACCTTTACTATTCACAACGGGGTGGAGAAGCAAATGCTGATTCGTATTTTGACAAATATCAAGACCACTCAAAAATGGTAGCTGGTTTTACAATGTCATCTCGAACTAGGCCTATGGTAATTGGTAAATTGCAAGAATATATAACAGATAAGGGAGTAACAATTCAATCACGAAGATTGATAGAAGAAATGAAAGTATTTATTTGGAAAAATGGTAGAGCTGAAGCCCAAAGTGGATATAACGATGATTTAGTTATGGCATTTGGTATTGGGATGTATATTAGAGATACTGCTTTAATTCAAAGACAACGTGGTTTAGAAACTACTAGAAATGCACTTAATAATATAACTGTGAATAGATCTTCCTATCAAGGTGGGTATTTTTCAAAGGGAGCCGATAATCCTTACCACATGAAAACAGATCATGGCGGAGAAGATATTAGTTGGCTTATTAGATAATATTTATAAATAACAATTACAATATAATGGCGGATAAAAATTTATTTACTAGACTACAAAGATTATTTTCAACTGATGTTATCATCCGTAACGTAGGGGGAAACCAAATCTCGGTAATGGATAGTAATCAAATTCAAACAAATGGGGATCTACAAACAAATTCACTTATAGATAGATATCATAGAATATATTCAACAAACCCCACTTCACTCTATGGTTCTCAATTCAATCTAAACTATCAATATCTTAGACCACAACTATATTCAGAGTATGATGCAATGGATACAGATGCAATTATTGCTTCGGCACTAGATATTATAGCGGATGAATCAACTTTAAAGAATGATATGGGTGAGGTAATATCTATTCGTTCTTCAAATGAAAATGTACAAAAAATCCTATATAATTTATTCTACGATGTTCTTAACATAGAATTTAATTTGTGGGCATGGGTTCGTCAAATGTGTAAATATGGGGACTTTTTCTTAAAATTAGAAATAGCAGAAAAATATGGAGTTTACAATGTAATCCCTTATACCGCATACCATATAGAAAGAAACGAAGGATTTAATCCCGAAAACCCATCTGAAATTAGATTTAGATACTCTGCTAACGGGTTAGTAAATCCTAGTTCAGGGATGTATGCAACACCAAACCAACAAGATAATTTAAACTCTATTTTCTTTGAGAACTATGAAATAGCTCACTTTAGGTTAATAGGTGATACAAATTATTTACCTTATGGTAGATCATATATCGAACCCGCTCGTAAATTGTACAAACAATATACCTTAATGGAGGATGCAATGTTAATTCATAGAATTGCACGCGCCCCTGAAAGACGTATATTTTATATGAATGTTGGTTCTATCCCACCAAACGAAATAGATGCATTTATGCAGAAAACTATTTCAACTATGAAACGTACCCCCCATATGGATCAAAAGACAGGGGAATACAATTTAAAGTATAACATGCAAAACATGATGGAGGATTTTTATATCCCAATTCGTGGAAATGATACAACAACTAAAATAGAAACTACACCTGGTTTATCATATGATGGTATTAAAGATGTAGAATATTTAAGAGAAAAATTATTTGCTGCTTTAAAAGTGCCAAAAGCATTTTTAGGGTACGAAAAAGATTTAGAAGGCAAAGCCACTTTAGCAGCCCAGGATATTAGA